GTCAAGTAGTAATCGTCGTTAGCATTCTCGATTGGTGTCACCTGCAGTTCTTTACCTGGCTCAGAAAAAGCCAAGAAGAATCTACCAGCATTCTCTTCTCCACTGAATGTATCTTCTATTTCTCTATAAATATCTCTACGCTCTTCGGGATTAGGTATGCCATTTCTAAATTGGACGAACATACTTGGTGCGAGTCCATTAGAGATGTTTGCGTTGTGGAACCTAGACACCCTCGCATCAAGCTGAATATCATTAACACCACCAATATAAGCGGGTAAAGGATAGATCTCTTGACCTGGGTTATAGTTTTTGCAATAATAGATTTGACTTGCGCTATCTTTCTTCGTATCTGTCGGATCATAACTTCTATATTCTACTGGCTTATATTTTCTGATTTGTGACCAGTCAGATGAATAATAGTAAGAATGTATTCTGTCTTCGTCATCTGGCTTGCCTGATCTTACGTTTGCAAATGGAAGATGGTAAATCTCCGCGATTCTTGTACCCTCTTTATTCCATATAATGTTTAGTGAGTAACCACCAAATAGGGTGTAGTCTAAACTGATTCTAGAGAATATCTCGTCAATAGTATCTCCATCAGTGTTAATGTATTCTCCACCATAGTCTTTAATACCTTCTCCAAAGATACCGTCTCTAATAGCGTCAATACATGTGTGATTCATTGCAGAACTATCGTATAAGCCGATTAGTTGCTGTGGAAATAGATTATCTATACCAAACTTAATGTAGTCTTTTCCTCTTTGTTCTTGGATTACAGGTAAATCTAGCGCTTCAAATTTGCTACCTTTAATACTATATAATCCTTCTGGGTTCGTGTTTCTCATATTATGTTTTAATAATTTGGTCTAAAGTATGTATCCGCCTCTCTTTCCTCGTTATCAGAGACATAATCAACAGTACCAGTATTACCTCCAGGCTGTGTAATTATCTTTACAATGTCAGAATAACTGCCAATAGACCATGTATAATAGCCATTAAAGTGTTTATCTTTAAAGTCTGCAGGGAATGTTACTTCTATTTCAGCATACCTTTTATTTTGTGTTACAATAGTGTAAGAATTACCCGTAGCAATATCATCTTGTGAGTATTGTGACTTTAAACTAAAATCACCTGTAATTGTACCAGGGTTGTTAATGTAAAAAATACCAGTTGTGCCTGTTATTGTTGTTGTCATATTAAAGTATGTGTTTCTACTTAGAAATATAAAAACTATTAAAGTTGTAAGAGATACATATAATATGTATAAACATGTAATATATGGTGATTTTGAGTGCAAGAACCTACATGAACTATGTAGTTTACTCGATCCGTTAGTAATTAAATTTCTTAAACGTATAAAAGAGTTAGACTGGAAAGGCTATCAGCTATGGACGCATGGCTCAATACTTAGTACAAGACAGGCACAGGATATAGACCTAACTATAGTCGGACCTAATAAACCTGCTCGTATAAACTACTTATTAGAACAATGTGTTAAGATAGGGTTTGACCTCTTTATGCAAGTAGATATAAAGTATTTAGTAAATGGCGAGTTGTATGACCATACTAAAGGTATACCTGTTACACAAACTCTGGCACATTATAGACCAGAGATATGGATTAACGGTACTACACATCGATATGCACATCGCCAGCGTGGCTTATGGGTTACAGAACGTAAATACCCAATGACTAAATCAAAGTACTCACCACATCCACCAAAACAGCTTATATAAAAAAAGAGACCCGTTAAGGTCTCTTTCTTATTTTATATAATAGTGCCGATTATTAAGCCTCGACTATACTACCAGTAACTTCAAATGATGGAGATTCTTCCATTCCAGAAATTGTTAATTCATATCCGTTTCTGTCACCATAAGCGGTACCAGATACTGATGAACCTGCTGTCATGAATGCACCTCTTTCAACACCAACGCTAAAGTACTTATCGTTGTTGTCTTTAAATACTACAACCATATCAGTTGCTTGAGCCATCAGTAAAATCTGATCTCTCTTAGCAGCTTCCATTTTGTTGAATATCATTGTAAGAGCTTGGTCATAAAATACAGTACCATTCTCTTGAGATACATTTATAGTTTCGGTAAATGAACTAGTTTGTCTTGGAACGTCAAAACCAAAGAAGTCACTAGGCGTAAGGGCTGAACCACCAACAGTAATTGCTGAGATAGTTCCTGAGGATTGTGTAATAGATTGTACTGGTCCGTTAGCGATAAAGATCTTGTCAATACCACCGTTAGAGTCGTTACAGTCTAAAGTAAATCCTGCTGTTAAATTGCTACATGCCATAGTTTATACTTTGTTTTTTTAGTTAAAACTAAGGCCCGAAGGCCCTAGTTATTGAATTATGCTAATCCGTTTGTACCGAATTGGTCTATCTGACTTACCGCAACGCCTAAACGCCATTTTGCGATAAATTTTACAACATCTTGTCCTTTGTCAAAAAAGAACTGTACTGTTGACATGTCATCTTCTAAACCTGTACCTGCTACAATCATTGAAGAAGGACCTGCTGCTACATAGTCAGAACCTACTAAACCTGAAGTTTTAACTACTGTAATGTTAGCACCTGGAAGTTCGAAAGAACGTCCGTCTCCTTGGTCATAGTGGTAATAGTTTTGTGCAACTAATGCTCTTCTTAGAGTGTTAAAAGCTGCTGGAGACATAATCATAATTAGATCGTCTCTATCTTTAGATGCTTCGTTGATTGCATCAAAGATGTTTAACGCTTGCTCTACTGCATTAGCTAGTGTGAATGCTGCTGGGTTAGCAGATACTGTTGCTCCTGCTGCTCCTGTTACTTGGTCTTTAATACCAGTTCCAGTTCCGTCACCGTCAATTAGGTAAGCTTCGTTGTATTTTGAGATTCTTTTTACATAGTAATCAGCGATCACTTCCTCGAAAGGTACTGATTCTTGATTAGCTGCTGCAGACATTCTCTGGCTTAACCAGTATTGTCTTAAATCTTCTGGACATAAGTCCATTTTTACTTGTTTGTCTCTGATAGTGATGTCTACTTGTGAGAAATCTACATTACCAGAAGGATTCCAACCACATGAAAGATCAGCAACGTTTAAGTCACCGTCCATTAAGTTGATTGCTACTGTTCCAGCAGAAAGATTACTCCTTAAGTCTACATAAGACATAAGGTCAGTATCTAATACTGCCTTCGCAATTAAATCCATTGATGTTTCATCTGTGTACGCTGTTAGCGCTGTTAAATCAAATGCCATAATTTAGTTTTTGTTTTTAATTGTTTTGGTTTATTTTCTACTCTTTCTTAATGCAACAAGTCTTTCAAATCTTGCTTCAGCTGTAGTAGCTCTGTTTTGTGCCTCTTGTGAGAAGGTGTTGGCAACCTTTTTTGCTGCAGGTTCATCTGCAACTTCGTTAAATCTTGAAGTTAAAACACTTAGTTCTTCTTTCAGTTCTTTAATCTCATCTCGGTACGGCTCTAACATAGTTGCAATGCCTTCTAGCATTCCTTCTACATCAAAGTCTTTCTCTTTTACAATTACTTCTTCTTCCTCTTCGAAAGATTCTTCAGCTTCAGATACTGACTCTTCTTCGCCAGACTTTTCTTCAACGTTAGTAATTTCACCAGATTCACCTACTGTGATTAATAAACCGTCAGTTGTTTCGTGTTTGCCTTCCGGCGCGAATGGATCTTCTGATGCACCTTCTCCAGCTCTTACAAATAAGATTGCTCCTGCTTGTAATTCACCTTCAGTGTACACTTCTGTTCCATCAACTAAAGTAGCTTCCGCCATTTTAGTTTCCACAACTTCTTTAACTTCTTCAGTAGCAGCGCCGAGCATTACTCGTAGCTTGCTGATTGCGTCGTTGACTGTCATATACTGTATAAGTTTATTTAGTTTAATCAGACCTATGCCTGACACTTAGAAATATGTATCTGAAACAAATTGACAGAAGTTAGTATAATGAGTATAATAAATATAAAATATGGCAATAATTAAACATATCGTACCAATTAATTGGTCTAGTACTGAATGGGGTCTATTTTACCAAGAGTTAATTTTATGTATATCTAGGGATAGAGATGATGAACCTATGGATGAATATACAGCAAGGTTGATAATAACTGACGCGTATTTTAAATATCCTAATTATTCTGCAGTTAGTAGAG